ACGGTGTCGTGGCGATCATCGGCACGGCGTCTACCACCACCTCGATCATCGTCAGCTCGCCCTACGGCGTGACTTCGGCGGGTCAGGGCTCGCTGCTCCTCTCGGTCGGTGACTACATCGCCGTCCTTGACACGTCCAGCTCGGACGCGGTCCTTGGCCGCTCGGCCATCACGGCCATCAGCAACAGCGGCGACAACGCCACGCTGACGCTGGGCACGGCCATCAGCGGCATGGCCGCGACGGACAAGATCGTGAAGGCGACGGCGAGCGACACCTCGTTCAACGCCGCCATGAACGGTCTGATCAACATCACGAACCGTGGTGGCAGCTATGCATCGCTGCACAATGTGTCGGCCAGCACCTACAGCATTTGGGATGCGACCCGACTGGTGGCGGGGACCGATACGCCGGATGCGACCCAGCCGACCGAGTCGGACATCTGGGATCTCATCCAGAAGATCGCTGGGCGCAGCGGCAAGGACGCCATGACCCGTCCGAAGGACTTCCTGCTCATGACCACCCCCGGCCTTGCCAAGAAGCTCATGGAGAGCATGGTCGGCCAGCGGCGCTTCACGGCGGGCGAGTTCAGCACGACGATCAAGGGCGGCTACAAGGCCATTGAAGTCTGCGGCATCCCGTGCGTGACGGACTACTACGTCCCGGCAGGCACCATCTATCTCCTCCACATCCCGTCGCTGGCGTGGGTGGATGCGAAGGACTGGGGCTTCGTCGAGTTCGAGGGTGCGGGTCCGTGGCGCTGGATTCAGGGCCGCGATGCGTTCGAGACGACCTACGGTTGGTACGGCAATCTGGCCTGTATCGCCCGTAACGCGCACGGCAGCATCACGGGCTACACGGACACGGCGCGTTACAGCCATGTCTAAGTGATGGATCGGGGGGCGGCTTATCCTGAGTCGCTCCCCATCCACCCCCTTGAGCCTTACGGAGAACTTCATGAGCGTGTTTAACATCTTTGCGCCCAAGGCGGGGCGGTTCGGGGTGATGCCCAATCTGGTCGTCGGGCAGTGTGACGCGGCCATTGGCAACAACACCACGACCACTTACAACTTCGGGTCGCATCCGGCGATTTGCCTTATCAACCGAGCAGTAGTGTCTGCTGGCACGGTGCCCGCTGCGACGAGCGGCACGATTCTCGGCGTGCTGAAGAAGTACGATGCGTCGGCCAACGCGGCGGTATCGCTGACGGACAACGTGGATCTGGAGGCGCTGACGGCCAATGAAGGCACGGCAGTCACGCTGCTGGCTACGCTGACGGACGCGGAGAAGACGCTGGACACGGGCGACACGTTGCAGTTTGTGGTCACCACGAACAACACGGTGACGACGGCAGCGGTCGATCTGACGGTCAACGTTGAGCTGCTGGTGCAGAGCTAAGTGACATCCCCGGTCATTCTCTTGAATGCCCTTGGCTCCCCCGAGCCGTCGCCGATGATTCAGCGGCGGCTTCGGGAGATCCATGGCGGGTTGCATCTGCGCTTTGTGCAGGGGATGTGGGGCGTCTGCCTTACATGGGCGGAGAACGATACGCGGCGGGAGTGGATTCGCACCGAGTACTACGACCCGTCCAAGGCGTGGGACATCATCGGCTATCTGCCAATGGACTGCCCACCGGACTCCGCGCCGGGGTATTTGGCAAAGATGTTCCGCGAGTATCCCCGCGAAGACGTGAACCGCATGTTGGACGCGATGGAGGCGCTCAACGCCCAGCCGGCACAGGCGGCAGTTGAGGCAGCCATTGCGGAAGTGTTGGACAGCGCCGATCCATCAGGGACGGCCAAGCGAGGACGCGGTCGCCCGCGCAAGATTTCTTAAGAGGTCGTCATGCCATCGGTTACCCTCCAGCAGCTTGTCACCGACACACGCGAATACATGGACGCGGTAGGGTCTACGCGCTGGTCGGACAACACGATCAAGACGGTCCTAAATAGTGTGTTTGACGGGGAGTGGTCCAACATCCTCAACGCTGCGCCGTACTACACGTTCGGCTTGCGGTCGGTTTCCACGGATGCCAACGGGCAGTTCACGTTTGCCAACCTGAACGCCGGCTCTGGGGACAGCGAGCAGAACTTCTATCGCGTGATGTCGGTCAGCGACGGCAACGTCCTATACGACCAGACGCGCTTTCAGGACGTGCCCCTTGCCACGACGACCAACTATCTGCCGAGCTATCCCCGTCTCTATTATACGGTGGGTCAGGCGATCCAGATCCTCCCGGTGGCGTCGGGTACCGCGCTGTATGTGGGCGTAAACTACAAGCCCACCGCAATCTCGGATCTTGCTAGCGACACGTCGGTGGTGGAGTACCCCAACAATTCCCACCTGATCTTGGTCTGGATGGCGGCAGCGCAGTTGCTGCTCAAGGGTGGCACGGAAGCGGCAGCGGCAGCCAACCTCAAGGCGCTGGCCGATGATGAGCGCAAGACGCTGCTGGACGACATCCGCCGGTCCACGATCAACCCGACGCGCATGGCGTATCCAGACCAGAAGTATGACTGGAGCGGTGGCTAATGGCGCGGCAAATCACAGAGACACGACAGCGGCTCGTTGATGAACAGCCGCGCATGGACGGTGGGCTCAACAGTGTCTCTGACGATTTGACACTGCTGCCAAATCAACTGCGGAAGACGGTCAATGCGCGTCTTACCGACTTTGGCGCTATTACCAAGCGTGGCGGGACACAGCGGCTGCACACAACAGCGTTCGGCTCCGATGTCCAGAATGGCTACACATGGGTGAAGGCGGGTGGCACGTCAGAAATCATGGTCGTGGCGAACGGGACGCTTCGGACAACAACCTATGGGGCGCTGCCGCTAACCTTTACGACTCGGACGGGCGCACTTGCCACGACCGGCATTCCAGCGTTTGCCGAGTTTCGTGATGCGTCAAACGAGGTGGTGTACATCGCGGACGGTGGGGCGCTCAACAAATGGAACGGCACTACGCTGACCACCAACATCAGCGGGACGACCGATACCACCGTCTGTGTCGTGCATAACCAGCGCCTCTGGGGATGTGGCGCCACAGGGAGTCCCGATTCCGTATTCTATTCTGCGCTGAACAACGGCGATACACTGGGGAACGGGTCAGCCAATGGCGGGCAGATTATCGTGCGGACCTTTGGCGCAGAGGCGATCCAGACGCTCGCCAGCGTTGGCACCTCGCTGCTGATCTTCCACAAGCGCGGCATCTCGCGCATTACGGGGTACGGGCAGGATGACATTACGGTGTCTCCGGTGGGCCTAACCCCAGACGTGGGACTTATCGCGCCACAGTCGGTGACGGTCGTAGACAACATCTGCTATTTTGTGTCAGAGCGTGGGCTCTACCGCTGCACCGAAGCCGAAGTCGCGCCCGTCTCCACGCCCGAGCAGCCTGACCCGCTCCTCCCTCTGCTGCGAAATATGACCACGGCAGAGCTGGCAAAGGTCGAAGCCGTCATCAATCGTGCAACCCGCGAATTGTGGATCAGCCTTCCCGGTATAGGGTGTTATCAGTACCACACCATTCTTCGTGCATGGTCTGGCCCGTGGGTTGACGGATGGTTGACGGGCGACACCACCTGCTTGTTTGAGACGCTGAATACCAGCGGGTTGCCGATTGTCCTTCGTGGCGATGAAGAGGGATGGGTCACGCTGACCGATGCCTTTAACGAAGGCGATGCCACAGTCGCAAATAAGGACAACGTGGCGTCAGATGGGACGGGTGGAACGATTTACAATATGAATGTCCAGTTGCGCCGGTTGTACTTTGGCGATGACTCGTTGGCAAAGACTCTGCGGTTCGGGTATTTGTCGGCCAACCTCAATGGGACACAAGCGTGTTCGTTGTCATGGCGCACCGACACGGACTCCGGGACATGGGAGTTCCCCGTGTCTTCAACAAGCCTTTGGGGCAGTGGCACATGGACCTCCTCGCGCATTTGGGGTGGCCCGACAAGTAGCAGCTTGAAGGTGCAGATGGGCGGCAACGGGTATTACGTCGATGTCTCAATCGTTGATTCGGGCAGCGCCATCCCCACATTCAGCCGATTCAAGATGGAAACCTTTGCGCTTGGGAGGCGCTAATGGCAACAACGGTAGGCCAGCATGGCGTCACGGCATTTACCAACCCCTCGAATGGGGATGCCCTTGATGCCACCGTCGTGAAGGGCAACGACAACACCTTGCGCGAAGCGTATGTGGATCACGATAGCGATCCGGGAATCCATGTGCAGTCGTCGGCACTGGCGCTGCGCCCTGCGGCGGGAGTGACGGGGCGGAAGTGGATGACGTATGACGGTACCTCGCCGCGCCTCTGGTATGACGATGGCACGGCATGGCGCGAGATCAGTTATCTTTCCTCGTCGCCCACCAGTGCCACGTTTTCTGGGACTGTCTCTGCCAATCTGGTGACGGCAGGGCAGGTCATCTCGACCGGCACGGCGCAGACAGGTAGCCTACAGGTCAGCGGGTTGCTAGATGTGACCAACGCCTCATGGCACATCCAAACGCTTCGATTGGTCTACTCCCCGAACAACGTCAGTTGGTCTGGGTCGGTCACAGCAAATCTGACCCCGCTCAACTTTGTCAGCCTGACCGGCAACGCGACCGTTACGCTGAATAACGCCCTCTCGCCGTACACCGCGATGTATATGGCGGCTATTAGTCAAGACGGCGTTGGAGGCAGAACGTTGGCCTTTACCAATGTCTTGTTCCCCGGTGGGACTACCCCGACGCAAACATCAACGGCCAACAAGACGGACTTGTGGCTGTTCATTGCCAAAGACAATACGACGTTCTACGGCGTTCGTTTGGCTGCTAACCTGTAAGCGGAGACTCTGATGGCTGCGTTCAATAAGTTCTACCCGTTTGTTGAGGCACTTGCGGAGAAGGTCCACAACCTTGGGTCAGACACCCTCAAGGTCATGCTGGTTGATTCTCCCGCGCCGGCAAACACCAACAGCGTCAAGACGGACTTGACCGAGATTAGCGCCGGCAATGGCTATACGGCAGGCGGGCCAACGGTCACGATCACCTCCTCCGCGCAAACGTCTGGGACATACAAGCTGGTCGGGACGGACATTACGGTCACGGCCAGCGGCGGGTCAATCGGCCCGTTCCGGTATGCCGTGATGTATAACGATACGGCAGCCAGCAAGAACTTGATCGGATGGTGGGACTACGGCTCGACCATCACGCTCGCTTCTGGGGACTCTCTCACGATTGACTTTGATGCCAGCAATGGCATCCTGACGTTGGCCTAAGAGGTAGACCATGCCGCTCTTGGCAGATCGTGTACGAGAAACCACAACGACCACCGGCACGGGCACGGTCACCTTGGGTGGTGCCGTGTCGGGGTATCAGACGTTTAATAGCGCCTTCAGTAATGGGTCGTCGGTGTATTACGTCATTGCCAGCGACACGCAGTGGGAGGTCGGCATTGGGACGACGGGCACGGGCACCCTGTCTCGGGACACGATTCTCCGGTCAAGCAATGCTGGGGCGGCAGTGTCCTTCAGTGCTGGGGGCAAAGATGTGTTTTGCAGCTATGTCGCAGACCGTGCCGTTACGACCAGTGACTCGGCCACGCTGACCAACAAGACCATCAGCGGGTCGAGCAATACGCTGTCCGATATTCCCAATGGCGCAACGACCGCAACCAACGCGAGCACCGCCAGTGCCATTGTTGCGCGAGACGCGAATGGCTCCTCGTCGTTCAAGAACGTCAAGCTGGATGGGACCAGCAGCGGGACCGTGACGCTTCAGCCAGCGGCTACGGCGGGCACATGGTCCCTGACATTCCCGACGACTGCCGGCACGGCGGGATATGCGCTGACCACGAATGGTTCAGGGGTGGCTTCATGGACCGACATTGGCGCAACGACCGACTCGGCCATTACCCCATCACTTGCCAGTCCTTACGACATTACGACATCGGATGTCGGCAAGCGATTGCTCATGAACAGCACCACCCAAGGCGCGGTGCGGTTCTTGTCGTCTAACACGTCGGCTATCGCGGTCGGGGCGCAGTTCAAGCTGGCAAGCATGGAAGCCACGACAGCCCTTGTCGCAGACGGACAGCTTGACCAGACAATCCTTGGCTCTCCAAACGCCGCAGTGCGAAAAATTGTTCGACAGTCTGATGGCAAGCTGATTATTGTGGGAGACTTTACTACCGTTGGTGGGACGACACGCAACTACATTGCTCGCCTAAACAGTGATGGCACATTGGAT